AAAGGCATTAGAATTCTTAATGCTATTAGCAGATAAATGTTCAAGAAAATTATCATATGCAAACCCAGATGACAGAAACGATTGTATAGCTTATGCTTATATGGATCTTTATCGTTATTGGAGAAACTTTAATCCAGAAAAAAGTACAAATGCATTTGCTTATTTTACTGAAATTGCAAAAAGAGGCTTTGCTAAAGGGTGGAATAAATTACATCCAAAGAAATATGCAGGAACTGTATCAATTAATGGAAGTGCGGACAGTGATGGCATTTACACTATCTAAGATACATGAGTATAAAGAAGGTAAAACCAACAGCAAAATCAGGATTTAAACAAGGATATTATAAACCTCATAATCCTAAAAAGTATATGGGACCTGGTCCTATAATATACCGTAGTAGCTGGGAAAGAAAGTTTTGCCATTGGTGTGATCATAATGAAGATGTTATACATTGGATCTCGGAACCTTTTTCTATAAAGTATTTTAATATCTTAGATAAAAAATTTCATAATTACTATCCAGATTTTTATGTTAAGATGGATAAAGGTGGTATAATTGAAGAATATGTTGTTGAAATAAAACCAAAAGCTCAATTACAAAAACCTAAACCACCTAAAAGAAAGACTGCAAAGGCTATGAAAAATTTTCAGTATGGATATGAAACTTATGTTAGAAACCTTTGTAAAACCGAAGCATTAAATAAAGCAGCCGAATTAAGAAACTTTAAAGTAATGCTTTTAACTGAAGACTCAAAATTATTCTAATGGCAATAATAGGATCATTTACTGAAGATTTGGATATTTACCTTACAGAAAATAGAGGTCGTACTGGAGCATCTAAAGCATCTGCAAACGATTTATATAAAGTAGGTGTAAAAGATACTGGCGTTTTAGAAAATGGAAAAATGTATTGCTTTGAATATTTTACACCTGACGAAACCTTTTATGATACTAACCCAATCGTTTTGGGACTAGGTAAAAGTATAGATAATCATCAGCTTGGAATAAATTTACATTACATTCCTTATGAAGCAAGAATACCATTTCTTACTGATGTAGTTAGATCATTTCAGAGTGTTATAGCCCAACAGCTAAAAGGTGCAACTGGAAATCCTAAATCGCAAGGTAGTCTTAAAGAATTTACTTATGATAATTTAAAGTCTTCGTTGGCAAGAAAATACAATCTTAAGTATGCAATAAGACAATACAGATTAGATAGAATTAGAAAACCTAAAGTATTAGGTTATGAAGATTGGTACATTGGTGCTGTTAATAACCAAAACAAATTTTTTGGAGGAAACATTAACGAGGCACAAGCATTATATTACAAGAATATATAAACAATAAAAGATAAAACAATATGGCAGGATTTACTGATAGGAGAGGACCATTAAGTACAGGTAATCCAGTAAGAAAAATATTAAAAGATCTTTCTAACTTAGGAATGGCCTATGATGATATGATCATCCGCAATTCCCGTGCAGTAGGTTTTACTGAAAATCAGATGGGTTATACATTTAATCCAATGGGATCTGATTCTGATGACATCTATGGTGCTTTTGCTGCCCTTTCATTAACTGATACATCTCTTAAGAAAAATATTTCTATCTTTGATAGTGATTATGAAAGAAAGAGAGATGAACTAAGAACATATGCAGTACAAGATGAAATTGAAGATATCCTTGATGTAATTACAGATGAGGCTATTGTATTTGATGAATCTAACTTTATGGCATATGCTCATTTTAATGGCCATATTGCAAATTCAATAGAGGATGAAATCGGTGATGTTTACAATAACATCTATAACTATTTTGGATTTAACGATTCTATCCAACCTTGGAATTATTTTAGGAAATGGTTGGTTGATGGATACCTTGCGTTTGAAATAGTTTATAATGATAAGCAAACAGAAATAATAGGATTTAAAGAATTAGATCCAATTTCGCTAATGCCAGGTATTGATACTGATACTGGAAAAAAGCAATGGGTTCAATACAAAGGTCAAGGTGCCAAAGAAAGAAAACTTTGGGATTCTCAAATTATTTACATATCTTATTCACAGGTAAATTCACCAATGAGAATATCATATGTTGAGAGACTTATCCGATCTTTTAACCTTTTAAGAATTATGGAGACTACCAGAATCATCTGGGCTGTTTCCAATGCTTCATTTAAAACTCAGTTTATTATCCCTGTTGGTGGTAAATCTAAAACTAGGGCAAAACAATCGTTGGCTCAGTTAATGAATTCTTATCGTGAAGTAGTAGACTTTAACTATGAAAGTGGTGAAATTCAAACTAACGGTAAACCAATGATGCCATTCAATAAAGAATATTGGTTACCATCTAAAGATGGAGAATCTCCAGAAATCAGTACCGTTGGTGGTGATGGTCCAGATTTAGGAGATACAGAATCTTTAAAATATTTTGCCGACCGATTAAAAATGGCATCCAAGATACCTTTCTCACGATTTGATAAAGAAGGTGGTAATACATATGATATGGATGCTAGTGGTATGCTAAGAGACGAAATAAAATTTGGAAAATTTGTAGCTCGTTTAAGATCACTATTCCAGGAAATTTTAATTAAGCCAGTATATCTTCAAATGTGTCTTAATCATCCAGAATTAAAAAATGATGTTTCTTTTAAGGCTGGTTTAGGACTTAAATTTGTTAAAGATAATGTGTTTGAGGAAATGAAAGAAATGGAATTACAAACAAAACGAGTTGATTTTATTGGTAATCTTAAAACACAGTTAAGTACAATGGATGCTGAAATGACAGAAATTCCATACTTTGATTTAGGATTCCTTGTTAAGAGATACGGTGGATTTACTCGAGAGGATCTAAAAGCTAACCAGAGGGCCAAAGAAAGGACAGAATTAGAAGACGCTGGATATAAAGAAGAGGATATAGAAAAAATCCTTTTAGGAGCCGATAAGGCCGATTTTGAACCAGAGAAGAAAGATGGTGCACCAGATGAAGATCCATTGGCTGGTCTTGGATAAAAAGTTTACAAAGATTGTAATATATAAATCAAATAACTAGTAGAAAATGTCAGGAAAGAAATTATTGATTCTTGAAAGAGCTAAATCAAACCTAGATATAACTACCGGCGAAGACGGTTCGGTTGTATTAGAAGGTGTCTTTACCGAGTTTGGTGTTCGTAACAAGAATAACAGGATATATGAGGAAAAAGAAGTAATGCCTCATATCAATGAATTACAAGAAAAGGTTAAAACCAATAAGCTTTTAGGTGAATTAGATCATCCTAAGGATTTTGATGTTAGTTTGGCTAATGTTTCTCATGTTGTTGAATCATTAAACTATGATCCAGCAAAAAAGCAAGTTATTGGAAAAATTAGACTATTAAATACATCTAAAGGTAAAGAAGCACAAGCTCTTATCAAGGATGGTATCCCTTTACATATTTCAAGTAGAGCTGCCGGTACGGTAGATGAAAATGGAAAGGTTAAAATTAAAAAATTCTTTACTTATGACTTGGTTGCAGATCCTGGCTTTGAGAATGCCGAGTTATCAAGAGTAAATGAATCTTTTGGTTTTGAAGATGATGGTACTTTAATAATCTATGAAATGGAAGAAACTGAAAACAACACAGATAATAAAAAAGATTTAACAATGGAAAATAACAATTTTGTAACTGTTGAAGATTTTCAAAAGTATACTGAATATGTATCCGGAGTTCTAAATAACGTTAAGGAATCTGCTAACTCTAATAATGATGAGGTGATTGAAAAGCTTATTAAGTATTCTGAGCATATTGCAGAAAAGGTAAATCAGGTTTCTGATTATGCTGAATACTTATCTGAAAATCTAGATAAGAGCATTTCTTATTCTGACTATCTCGCTGAAAATGTAAATTCAATTAAGGACTATGCTTCTTACTTGGCTGAAGAACTTGATGGAAGTATTCAATACGCCGAACATGTAGCGGAGATGGCTGATAAAGGAATTCAATATTCTAACTATGTAGCTGAAAACCTTGAAAAAGGAATTGAATATTCTGAATATGTAGCCGAAAAGGTTGATCAAAATATTGCTTATTCTGAATACCTCGGTGAAGGATTAGAGAAGAGTATCAAGTATTCCGAATACATTGCAGAAAATGTAAATTCTGTAGAAGGCGAAACTCTTAATGAGTCTGCCGATGTTAAAGAAGGCAAGGATGCAGTATGCGAATCATGTGGAAAGGTACATGAAGGAGCCTGTGAATCTTATGAAGAAGAAAAAGACTACAAAGAATCAATCGAAGAAAAATTGGAAAGACTGATTGCTAAAGCTGAAACTAAGAATGTTTCTGAAATGCATTTTATGAACTTCTTAGGAGAGTCTAAAAAGAATCAATTCAATACTCTTCCTGCTGAGAAACAAGCAATGATTGTTGAATCAATGAATGCTCAACCAATTATGTCTACTGTGCAAGCAGAAAACGTTTGGGAATCTGCCTTTATTGAAAAGAGAAGAGAATTAAATATAATTGATGATATGCCTGAAAAGTTCAGAGCAAAATGGGATAACCTTTCTGAGGCTCGCCAGGCACAGATCATTGCGGAATCTAAATTCCATCAACTAGGTAACCAATACGGAATTAATAATTTCTGGGCAACAAGAGATATGAGAGATACTCAAATGTCAACAGAAGCTATTAATGAAAGTAAAACTGCTGCTGAGGCTGCAAAGAAATCAGAACCTTTGGTAAATGAATCTTTTGCTGCTAACCTTATCAGTAAAGTTAAGTTTAATCTAGGCAAATAAATAAAAAAATTCAATCTAATAGTTAAGAAGCAAAGAACTGTAGATAGATTATACAAAAAGTGCAAAAAATAAAAATACTAAAATGTACGCAAATCAATTAATCAACGAGGCCGAAGTTCAAAAGACTTGGGGCCCTATCATTGAGGAGGCTACCGGTATCACTGAAAAGTCTAAGTTATCTTGGATGTCTAAGTACTGCCACTACCATAACCTTAATGAAAGTGTATATAATACTGTACACTTAAATCCTAACATGAATGTTCAGGGTATGAATGCTGTTACTTTACCAGGAAACCCTGGAAGTATGGATGCATTCTCTGGACAAACTACTGGTTCAGGTGATAGACCATTTTCTTTGTTGCCACTTGCTATGCAAGTTGCTGCTCAGACTGTAGGTTTAGACTTAGTACCTGTTGTACCAATGCAAGGTCCTATGGGAGTTCTTACTTACTTAGACTTTGTATACGGTGGAGGTAGAGTTACTGACGCTGGCGGAATCGCTACTGACAGTGCTCCTTTATTAATCAAAGTAAAGGCTGATGTCGGTACTGGTGCATCTTGGACAGTTGATCAAGTAGTTTACGCTGCTTCTACTGCTACCAACAATGCTGCTTACGAATTAACTTACGTAGGTAAATCTAGAATTGACGGATACCAAATCTTCCGTGTAAGAGGTAATAACACTGCTACTGATCTTACTTTCCGTCAAGGTGAAGAAGGATACGAGCCAATTTATGCTGCTGTAGCAAATGGTGTTGCTTTCTATTCTGACGCTGCAACTACTACTGTTGCTGGTACTTGGGATGGAAACGCTGAATACGTTAAAGCTTTAGAAGATCACATTACTGGATTCTCTGGTAACGCTTTTGAAAAAAATAACGTTTCTGCTCCATTTACTAACATCGATGGTGTTAATCCTTACGAAAGAGGTGCAGGTGAAGCTACTCCTGATAACATCATGGGATTGAGCTTATTTAACAAGTCAGTTGCTGCTAAGACTTTCCAAGTTGCTGCTGCTGTTACTCGTGAGCAAGTTCAAGACCTTAAGCAATTTGGAATCGACGCAGTTGCTCAAGTAGAAGCTGTATTGGTTAACGAATTGACTCAGTCTATCAACAAATACATCTTGGATCGTATCTTCCGTAATGGTGCTACTAACTCTAAGAATGTAAGCACTGTTGAAGGATTATTGTTATCTGCTGCTTTCGGTGACGGTACAACTACTACCAATGCTGCTGGATTCAACTTAGGATTTGATAACACTGGTGCTAATGTTACTTTAGGTGCAGGTTCTGCTGTAACCAACGTAACTGGTGGAGGTGAAACTCAAGGTACAATCCAAAGAAGAATGTACACTAAGATTCTTGCTGCATCTAACTTGATCGCAACAAGAGGTCGTAGAGGTCCTGCTACTTTCGCAGTATGTTCTGGTGAACTTGCTACTGCATTCCAGGATATCGCAGGATTCGTTCCTTACCCATTGTCTAACACAATCAACCAAGCAGGTGGATCTCTTTTCCCAATTGGTGCTCTTGCTGGTGTAACTATTTATGTTGATCCTAACATGGCTTGGAATGACTACAGAGTTGCAGTTGGACGTAAAGGTGACGGAAACTCTCCAGGTTTGGTATTCATGCCTTACTTAATGGCTGAATCTGTTGAAACAATCGCTGAAGGAACTATGGCTCCTAAAATCGCGGTTAAATCACGTTTCGCTTTAGTAGATGCTGGATTCCACCCAGAAACAATGTATTACACTGTTGCATTCAAAACATTCGATGGCGTAAGCTTTATCTAATAGAATGTAAAGTAATAAATACTTTAAGAAAGGTTCGCCGAAAGGCGGACCTTTTTTGTTTAATAGTCTCAAATATATAAAACAATAGAAAAATAATATAGATCATGAAATTATTATCTTTTGAAGGATACAAAATGTTAAACGAATCATCTAAAGCATTTGAGGCTGATTTGGATAAAACACTAAACGAAAATATTGGAGCTGCGTTAGGTAGCCCTGTTAAATTTACCAAGATTAAAAATAATGCTAAGAAGTACCAACAAGCTTTAGTACAGGTTGCAATTAATAATCTTGACTATGAAAAGAAAAAGGCTGCTGGTAATGTAGATAAAACTAAAGCTGATGTTCTTAAAGCTGCGAATGCTCAAAAGAATCAGGCATTAAAAGATCAGGCTTCTGCTATATCTGATAGAATGGATCAATTAGCCACAACGGCCGGTCTTAAAAAAGTTGCCTCTATTGCTAAGAATAAATCAAAAATGGCTGCTGCCGAAACTGCACTTAAGACTGCTGATGGTGAAGAAGCAAAGGCACTTAAGTTAAAGATTAAAGGTCTTAACCAAAAGGTTGCTGCCGATCAACAAGAACTTAAAGATTATGAAAAGGCTGATGATAAGAAAGAAGGACCAGAAGGAACAGATAATCAAAACCTTGATAATGTAAATACTACTGACGGTGGTAAAGAAAAAGGTGGTAAAGAAGAAGTTGATCAGGCTAAAATAGATGCTGCTCAAAAAGAAGTAGATCAAGCTAAGGCTGAATTGGATATTATAATCGGTAATGATAATGCGAAGGAAGAAGATAAAATTGATTTTCAAATCGCATGGGCCAAAGCAGTGATGAAAAGAAATAAACTTGAAGGTAAGGATACTACAAAAGACTCCAAGGCAATAGGTGACTTGATGCAAAGGAAACAAGAATTAGCTGCAAAAGGAAAGGGCGGTGACGGTCAACCTGAAGGAGGAAAGAAACCCGGTGGAACACCTCCACCTCCACCCCCAACCCCTGGTAAAAAGAAACCCGGTGGAACACCTCCACCTCCACCCCCACCTCCTGGTAAAAAGAAAGAAGATGAGGAAGAAGGCAAACCTAAGAAAAAGAAAGCCGGTAACGAATCTTATGTAAACGAA